TGCTCTAGAGAACAAAGTGAATGACTTACAAACTCAAATAAAAGAAAACAGAACATTCTTTACACAAAGACTGGATAGATTAGACAACAGACTGTGGATTATAATGGCAGGAACTATTACTACACTAGTTACAGTATTAGCAAGTATTGTTGGTGCAATGTAACCAACTTTACCAAGCATACCAACCACATAACAACACCAAAAACATCAAACATAGATAAATATATATGTTAAAGAGGTATCAAAAAAGTAATGTCTCACATTACTTTCTCCAGTGCTTCTTGCACGTTTTCCTCAGGATTGAGCTCCTTAAGAAAAACTTCTTTAACCGGATAATAATTTAATTGCCATTAAATTAAGACTCTTAAAGGTAATATATCTTAATCGATTATATTATATTTAAAAAACTCCCTTTGCTGACGTTAGGGGAGTTTTTTTTTGGTCCGTATTTCTCCCTTTATATTGCGATTATAGATAAATAATAGTGTATTAGAAATAATACAGAAACTGGAGCTCATAGTTATGTAATGGCAAATACATAACTTTATAATTATTTGAGGAAATAAAATGAAAAACAAACAACACCAACAATATGTAATAGTAAATGTTAACCCATGGGATAAGTCGTCAGCGATACCCGGCAGTTTGGTTAGTATTGTAGAACTATTAGATATTAATAACAATTTTGAGCATTGCTTCACATACATAAGTGAAAGCAATTGGAACTATGACCAATGGGATAAGATATATCAAGAAGATTATCATAAAGATGCATTAGTTATAGATGGCATGTTTGCTAAATCAAAAGGCAAAAAGTCCACTAAATTATTTGATAATTCAAAACTTGTTAATGCAGATGCTAAGTTTACTATAACTGAACGTTGTGATAGACATGAAACATTGTATCAAATTGCAAAGAATCAAGGACTATTAACCGAATAAGAGATAACTATTAACGCAATGTCAGACATATTAACACAAATAATCCGTAACCAAAGACATGAAAAGGCTGTTAAGCAGTTCCTTAATAACGTCAATGTAGACGAAGCATATATGAACTATGCAAACTTTAAACTGTTTGCTGATGCCAAAAGAACAATCAAATTCAATACTGTTAGTAACAATGATACTAGAGTATTAAACAAGTTTTGCAAACGCTGGATACAATTAAAAGGCAATATAAGCCTTAAAGACATAAGACGTATACAAAACAAAGTAGTGCATTATGCACACAAAGAACAGAACTTAGCATTGAGAAATGCTAGATTAGAACGGAAGAAGAACAACTTAAAATTGAACTAGGCATAAAAGCCGATAAATGACAGCCTAAGTAATCAAGATGTAAACAACTTAGGACTCTATGACCATACAACATCCTTTATAATGTTGTGTGTGAGAGTGTGTGCGGTCAACCAGTGTGTATGCTGGTGGGAGATGATAGTCAACACCTTCCCTGAAATGATGTATAAAGACAGGACAAAGTCCACCGCCCAATTCTAGCCCTTCGGGGCCAACGAGGTGCAGTAGTAATACTGTTATGAACATACACAAAACCTTTTGAATTGTGCAACTTATTTTTTTTGTTAAAAAATACAGTTTGCACTCTTCTGATTAAAAATCATTCAGACCAACCCATTCTTTTTCTTGAGGTGTGCAATACACATCAGTTGTATCTGAACTAATTAAGAAAAGTAATAATAAATTGTTATTAGATATCTATAACGAGTGTTAACGAGTTATAGGAGATAATACAATTTTAACTGAACGTAGTTCGGTTAAATAACTAGGAGATAAGATGAAGTTTAAACAATCTAAACCAGCAATACATAAGAATAGCCATGACTATATGATGTGGGATTTGAGAAGAGAATTTGAGAAGTTATTATTAGTTCAAGCAGTAGTAGATAGTTACACCACACCTTGCATGTTGACCAAACAACGCATATACAGTTCAAACTAGCATAATTAACACTATGTTTAATAAGTATGTGTATGGATACTTTACACATAGACACTGACTCCGTAGAACACAAACTAGAATATGCACTCAGTATATTTAAAGGCAGTCAAACAACCAACTTAGGTAAGATTCCTAACAACATGAATGTGTGGCACAAGTATACACCTAAAAGATCCTTACCATATCACTTACATCCGGAAGTAAATAGAATAGCATACCGATATGCTAAAACAAACTCAATTACTAATCAAGATATGGCATTCATCAATACCATATATAACAACAGTAATGAATGGTTATCAGCAAGAGCCTATATATTAGCACAATGGGTTAAATTCCCCACAGATAAGCCTAAAACACACAATTTAATTACCGGAAATACCTTTAAAAGATAAATAACATTGCAATTACAAGCATAAGGCTTGGCTTACACTAACAAGTGGATACAACATGAAGAACAAACCCAATTATCAAGTAAAACAAATCAAATACGGCGAAAAAACCGTAACTGGTAGAGTTGTGGGTAGAAATAAGACTGTTATTCCAGAAGATGAGTTTTACAAGTTAGCATGTTTGCATTGCAGTTGGAAAGATCTCAGCGACTTCTTTGGAGTTCCAGCAGGAACATTACGAGACAACTTCGCGGATCTATACATAAAAGGACAGCAAACGACGAAACAGAAGTTACGTCAAAAGATGTTAGAGACTGCAATGAATGGCGATAGAGTAATGATGATATGGCTCTCTAAACAATGGTTATCAATGTCAGACAATGGCATACAAGACGGTAGCGAGGAAGATACTATGCTACCATGGACAGAGAAAAATGAAGAATAATTTTGTGAGGTAAGACCTGGCTGGTGTTCGACGCACAACGTAATAGGAAACGTGTGCAGATGTCAGCATTTCAGTCAGGCACTTTTTTCACAAAACAATATAGGATAAAGATATGAAGATAAGCAAACCCCAAATAAAAGACATTACCGAGTTTCAAACAAACAGAATATGTGGACCATTAAATGTGTTTAGTTTAACAACTATCAGCATGGTATGGGGACACATGTTAGGCTTATTGAGTTTATGGTTCTTACCATTAACTTTTTGCCTACTACTTGTTGCATATGGTTCGGAAATACAAAAACAAAAACCCGAAAAACAACTTACACTATAATGGCTAAAGGCATTAAAAAGTCTGGCCCTCCTGGTGAATACCACCACGTCCACAATATAGAGCAACACTATATAGATAAGTTTCATGAACGTTGTGAAGAACAACCAAACGGATGTATATTCTTAATGGGCAACGTTCAAAACAATGGCTACAAGAACTGGTGGTATAAGTATGATGATGTGGATGGCAGACGTATACGTTACATCACAGCACACAGATTCGGTGCATTAATAAGTGGCAAATTTCCGGAAGCCGAAGTTAATGACTTATGTGTGTTGCATGACTGTGACCAAAACTATGACAACAATGATATAACATATAGACAATGTGTTAATCCAGACCACCTCTTCTTAGGAACAGTTAGAGATAACATAATGGACTGTATGAAGAAAGGCAGATATGTTAAGTTGCCTAGAAAAATAGGTGCTGACAACTACAATGCCAAACTAACTGAAAAGCAAGTGTTGTGGGTAATTGAACAACACTACACCATAACACAACAAAAGTTAGGTGAAATACTTAACGTGAATACCTCTACCATAGAAGCAATACACCGTAACAAAACATGGCGGCACTTACCCAGATGAAGATGACTGGATTCAAAAGCAACGACCCAAAAGACTATGAAGCAATAGAACGTGCAATAGATGAATATTTGGAAGAAGCATTAGATCCAGAAACGTATGCTGTGAGAAAGATGTTTGAAAAGATTAAAAAGCCCACATACACTTGGGACGATGATGATGTTATTATACCACCAGGCGGAGGAATGAGACCGCATCCATGGGATAATGACCCTTGGGACAAATGAGATAAGCATGCCGTATAAAAGAAAAATTAAACCAATCACACAAAAAGACTTAGATAGATTTTGGAGTAAAGTAGACATCAGGGAACCGAATGAATGCTGGAACTGGCAACTATCACCTACTAGACATGGATATGGCTTATTTGCCGCAGGAGGCACACTACATAGATGCACACGTTTTGCATGGACACATGGGGATGGTCTATATGCAACTCCAATACAAGGTAAGTTAAGAATTACCACATCATGCGGTAATAAAATGTGTTGCAATCCTAAACATATGAAGTTAAACAGTCAACAAGAAGTATTTGATAGAATACGTGAAGCAGGCACAATGACAGTTGGTAGCAAACATCGTATGAGCAAACTCACAGAAGCAGATGTAATCAATATAAGAGCACGTTATATAAGAAGAAGTGATACTGACGGATTAAAAGGTATTGCAGAGGATTATTCAGTAACACCAGGCTGTGTCAGAGACATTATTATACGCAAAACATGGAGACATGTTTGAAACTTTCAAAGCCACAACAAGTAATCAGTAATGATGCTACTAGATTCAGAATAGTAGTTGCTGGCAGACGTTTTGGTAAAAGTATGTTAGCCATTAATGAGTTAGCAAAGTTTAGTGTTAAGCCCAAACAGAGAGTGTTAGCACTATATTCAACGTATAGACAAGCCAAAACAGTTATACTAGATGAACTATTAGATAGACTGTATGCCAAAAACTGGATCAAAGACGTAAACAAATCAGAACTTACTATAACTTTAAAGAATGATAGCAAGATATTCATTAGAAGTGCTGACAACAGAGAAGCATTGCGTGGATCAAGATATGACTTTATAGTAATGGATGAGTGTGCTGACTTACACCCAGATGTTTGGAGCACAATATGTAGACCTATGTTAGCAGATAGTAATGGACATGCTATGTTTATTGGAACACCAAAAGGAAAAGGCAATTGGTTTTATGACCTATATGTGAGAGCAGGTGCTGAACAAGAATGGAACAGTCACGTTTACCGAACAATAGATGGCGGTTGGATTACAGAACAAGAGATTGAAAGTGCCAAAAGAGATTTAGATTCACGTGAATTTGCCCAAGAGTTTCTAGCAGAGTTTCAAGACTATAGTGGTATCATATACCATGCATTTACTGAAGACAACATAGTAGCCGACACATTCCCAGTAGAACAGTTACGCACATTGCATATTGGAATGGACTTTAACAACAGCCCAATGAGTGCTGTTATAGGATACATGCCAAAGCCAGACCAATTACAAATTATAGACTTTATTGAAATATACCAATCCAATACATATGAAGTAATACAAGAGATTAAAACACGTTACCCAAATAGAAACTATATATGTTATCCAGATGCAAGTGGTAGTCACAAGTCAACTAACTCAAACCAATCAGACCACATTATACTTGCTAACAATGGCTTTAAGTTGGTTGTGGGCAAAACAAATCCGCCAGTATTAGATAGAATAAATGCAGTAAATGGATTGTTATGTAATGCAAAAGGTGAACGCAAGTTATTAATAGATCCTAAATGTTCTAAGATAAGAGAGATGTTAATCAAAATGAGTTACAAAGAAGGAACTAGAATACCAGACAAGGACAATGTGTTAGACCACGCCGCTGATGCATTAGGATACTTAGTGTATCAAAACTTTGGTATAACACGTCAACGAGATAAAGGCTATGCTCACAGTAGAAGGAGACTATAATGAAAAAGATTGATAAAGACATTCAAAAACAAGCAAAAGCAATAGTAGACAAAAACCCTAGACTTAGGGCACTAAAAAGCCACAGTGAAGGAGAGAAGTATTCTGAGATTAACAGTGGTGTAAATGACCAAGCATATAAGGATGGATACGACAAAATAAACTGGGGCAAAAGAGATGAGAAGATTAAGCCAAAGTTCCGCGTTAAAGTAAATGGTGTATACCAGGACGAACAGGATGACCAATAAACAATGGCATGGAGGAAAGGGCTCAGCACCACGCAAAGGAGCAAACAATAAACAATATGAAGATAACTGGGAAAAGATATTTGGCAAGAAAAAGACCAAACCACTCACAAAGCCCAGTCAATCTGATGAAGAAGAAATAGACAAATCATGATAACAAAAACATACACATTTTATTGGTATGATATGAGTAGCATATACCGAAAAAAAGACAGAATTAAAAACGTAAACAAAACATGGACAATGAAAACTGCCAAAGAATTAGACGGATATGCACGTTATGAAGCAGGCAGAATAGGCGCATTCAAATATGAGGAATACTTAAGATGAGAACAAAACACAGAGCAACAACTAGATACCGTTATGGCAAATACAGAGGCAAGCACATACCTCATGAAGAAATACAAAGACGTATTGCACAAAGTTACGGATTCAAATTCACATTACCAGAAGCACCAGAACAACAAGAACAAATAGAAACCATAACAGTATAAATATTGTTGTGTTATAAGTTTTATCTTGGGTAACTCTGTCAGAGTTTGTGTGGGCTAATAACATACTAAACCCTATTGTGTGGCCATAGTAGGGTTTTTTCATGAATAACGACCCTCACAGACGCCGTCTAAGCAATTATTAAGTTATGGTTGGTAGTTTAGTATAGATAAAATAAAAGGGTTATTGAGCCTAATACACTAGTAACTATTTTAATTGTTAAAATTTATATCCCAAAGGATATGTTACCCAATAACCCTTTAGTCCGTTGCAACCACCAGTGGACCAGTCTGGCTATTAAAAGGATAAGGACCCTTTTGGTTTAAACTTTTATTACAACTTCTTTTTCGCCTCTGCTATTAAATATAGCAATAACATCTTCTGCACTGAAATACTGTTCGTGTATTATATGATCCTGGCTTCTAACTTGTCGCATTGCAAAGAACTTAGCCTTCTCTTCACTAAAAGTCCAGCTCTGATATTTACCGTCTAGACTGCCTGCCCTATATAATTTAATAGGCTGTTTGAATATACGATTGATTAATTTCAATTGATATGGGTTATCATACCTGGGCCAAACATCGTTCCATACATGTTGACACTCATATATACTTTCGCTATCTGTCCAAACATCTTCAATTAATTCATTAATGGTTTCATCGTTGAGTGGCAGTTCTAATATTGCCGAATGCATTAATAAAGGTCTATTGCCTCTATTACAATCCAGCATTGCATTAAGAACGTCGTTGTCTGTTTCTGCTTGTAATCCGTTATAATATTCCATTACGCTGTTTCCTTAACAAAATCCATTCCTTCCTGTATTGATTCAATAAAGGGTGTATTAGTAATAGATTCCAATATTGTTTTATAATGTTCAAAGTCTTTTATTTCTATACCTAATCTAGCAGATTCTTTATCTTTCATGTTATGCTTATTAAATTCATCTTCGAAAGACTGTTCAAATAATTCTAAATTATCAATTTGCACACCTATCTTACCATCTCGTGTTACAAAAGAACAACCAGCCGGTGCTTCAGTTGGATTAGCCAACTTAACTATTTCATACTTTGCTCTGCTTATATCAACAGGAGCATAATAGGCTAAAGACATGTAGCCGTTTTCTGTAAAGGATTTTAGCACGTTATCACATTTATTATCTTTATAATACTTTGTGTTAAGGTCATGTTTCTTTATGCAAAATATAACAATGTTATCATTAATACCTCGCATACTTAAAAAAGTAGCCGCATAGTTAGGATTGTCTGCTAGAAAAACACAATCACGTTTGATAGGCTTTATATAACCTTCTTCTAATATTTGATTTGCATGTGTTACAGTAGTAGCATGATACCACTTCTTAACTTTTTTGAGTTGTTTATAAGTTGCCATTACGCTGTCTCCTGTGACATATCAACTACTCTATATAGTTCTTGCATGTCATCTGCCATACTTGACATTTCATTACCATTACCAAATTCTACCTTAAAGTTAAATCTGGCAAACATAGGATTCTTGCTCTCACCACAATCCATGACTAAGAACTTATTACCAATTGGTGTAGTTGCTTCTTTGTATCCCATCTTTTTCAAATGTTTAATATCCATTACGCTGTCTCCGAAAATAGTATGTTACCTATAGGGCCATTTGCGCCTACCAACATAAGTGTGCTATAACTACCTTCTTCAGTCATTATAAATGTCGGCATAAAGTCTAACATCTCAATGGCAGATCGTTGAACTGCCTTATCTTCAGTCAGCTCTAATGCTAAAACGATTGCTTCTTGCTTTGTGTCTACTTTATATTCTTTCATTACGCTATCTCCATTACTTTACCATTCGATAAAATTTCAGCAAACCTACCGTGGCTAATACTGCCAGATGGACAATGTGTAGTAAAGTCTCCACCAGCATTTGAATAAACACCTCTAACTTTTACATCTGACACTTCTATTGGTCTAAATGCGTCACCAGGAACATTGCTTTCAGTTAGACTTTTGGGTGTGCCCAATAATTCAATATTTTGAGCACCTTTGCCTATCTCATTACAAAATTTCAATAGCATTTCTTTGGTTAACCACAATGTGCCACAAAACTCTGTGTAATCTTCGTCGCCTATAACACACATAGTATCTGTTAGTTCAATACCATCTTTCCATGCATGATACATACTACCACCAAACTTCTCTTGAGTTTGCAATGAACCAGCAACAAACTGTGATACATTAATCACAACGCCTGGTGCTCTATTAGTCTTAACAGATATACCTGCGTCGGGTCTAAAATCTTCTGTGGATGTTGGTGCGTTAAATGTAAAATCCTTAACTGCTTGTTTAACAAAGTGTGCCCTTGCTTCTACGTTTGAACAGTTATTCTCTTTTGCATAACCTCTTATTTGTGCTGATGTAGCCATATTAATTACTCCTTTTTTGTTTAATATGTAACTATTATACCGGTTTTCCTGGTAGAAGTCAACCTTTTTCTTATCTTTATTTTAGCCAAAAAAAAACTACAAAGGTTATAGCAATGTAGTTTCTTTATTTTGTTTTAATCAGAGTAGGAAAGAAGTTTCTCGAAAGAAACCGCATACTGTATAAACAGTATACTGGACAAGCCCATGCGCCTAATTTAACACTATTACTTACACCTATACACCATATAAACACCTATATACTGGTAATTGTGATAAATACAATCGTATACAATATAAAAAACCCATGGGGAATATATGAGCCAACCTCTCACCTACGGCGAGTTTATCGCTGACATTCACATCTTATATGCAAGATATCACGACACGTGGAATCTTTCCTGGCGTAGCTTCCTCGGTTCCGAGGAGTATAAGCAAGGTCGTTACCTTAAGATGTTCCAAGAAGACCAGCAAACAGGTTCTGAAGTAATTAACACATATACTGTAGATGAGTTCGGAAACACAACTGGCAAATCCAAATCAAAAGTAACACAACATTACGGTGGCACAGACACAGCATCGGCTTATGCTGGCAATGAAAGTGATGACAACAGTTACTATGCTGAAAAAATAAACAATGTTAGTTTCTACAACTATGTGAAACTGATTGTTAATGAATACAATTCAATCCTATTCAAAAATCCAGCACATAGATTATTACCTGATACACCAGAAATGTTAGCATTTCAACAGAACTGTGATGGAACTGGAAACAGTTTACCAGAGTTCTTTAGTATGGTTGACACACTAGTAAGTGTATTTGGCGTGAGTTGGTTAAGTGTTGTTAAGCCTAGCGGTTCTGAAATACCTCGTTTTAGTGTTCACAATCCACTAGACGTTACCAATTGGGAATTTGGTTATAACCAAGACGGTGACCAAGTGTTGCGTAAGTTAGTAGTTAAAGTAGCAGAAGAACAAAACCAAACAGTATATAGATACTTTACACCAGACACAATTGAAACTGTGTTTATGAGTGATGATGAAGATTACTTACCACCAGATATTGAAGGTTTGTTCGAACAAGAAGAGGGTGTGTTTAGAGTAGTGCAAACAAATGAATTAGGATACATTCCTGTATTTCCAATTTATCAAGGCATACCTACATATCCAGGAGTTGGTAGTTCACCAGTATTAGATGCAAGTATTATACAAAAAGAAGTATACAACTTGAATTCAGAAATATACAGTTCAATCAATTACAGCATTCATCCTACACTAGTAGTAGACGAAGCAACAGACGACCTTAACAATGGCGAGATTGGTGCCTCCGCAGGTAGTATAGTAAGAGTTAACAGTGGATTACAAGGTGAACAAAACTTTACATATGAGTTTAGACAACCAAACACTGATCCAGTAACTGAACTAAAAGACCTAATAGATAACAAAATACAAAAGATGTTAGAAACATGTATGATTAGAAGTGATGAACTAATCAAAGCAAGTAGTAGTGCCGCAATGATAGAAACTCTAGATACTAAACTACAAGCATTTATAAGAAAGAAAGCGGTGCAAATGGAAAATGCAGAAAAACGTGCATTTGATATCTATCATGACTGGACTGGACAAAGCAATGAAGTAGAAATCAGTTATAATAGACAATACAACAACCGTGCTATGGAGCACGAACTAAAAGAATTAAACATGATGATGGATCTATATGATAGATTCTATCAGAATACTACCCAGTTTGTTGCAAGACACTTTAACAGTAGTCAAGAAGCAGAGGCTGAAGCACAAAGACTAGGTGGTGAAGGATTTCATACCCATGAAAACGAGAATGGAGAAACAATATTCATGCCATTCAAAACACACAAAGAATACGAATTAACATTAGAGGCCAGTAACCCAGGCGTTGACTATGAAGAAAGTCAAAGCATAATGGGCCAAGGCGTCAAAGAAGATTTACGTGACAGACTGCGTGATAGACTCGAACAGTTATTGACTACGTCAACAACTACTAATAGTTTATAATTAGACTGGTTAACGATACTTCGTCGTATTAATAGAAGGAGAAAAAGATGTCAGAAGACATAAAGCAAGATACAGTAGTTGACACTGGTGAGAGTCAAACAGTTCCAGAGACTGCAAATTCGGAAGAAAATATCTCTGTTAACAGTAATGAATCCAAAGTAGAAATACGTGAGGGTCGCTATTTTGTGGATGGTCAACGTATGTTTACCAAAGCAGAAAAGGATGCTATTGCCAAAACGGCAACTAGGGAAGTAGAGCAACGTTTAGTTAATGAACTAGGTGTTGACAGTTTAAGTAGTGTAAAGCAGGTAGTGAAGGAACTTCAAACCGCGAATATTACAGAAGGTGAAAGTAGTTTAGATGTTAGTGCATTGAAAAGTGCAGTAGCAAAGAAAGAACAAACTGTAGCCGAACTTAAAGCAGAACTAGAAGGTGTTAAAAGCCAATATGTCCTAGATGCACACGTAGGAAAATTAAAAGACGTTATGCCAACAGCATGGACGCCTGAACAAAGAAACTCAGTAATCAAATTAATGAATGCTGATAACATGTTCAAAGTTGAAGGACAAAGTTTTCACATCGTAGATGGCGAAGATTTTATCACAACTGATGAAGGTCTACCTAACTATAGTGCGGCTGTCGAGAAGATGGGCAAACAATTAGGTTTACAATTTTCCAAAAAAGGAATCGCTACTGTGGATGCACAAAGCACACCAGTTTCTAACAGTAAGAAGGGTTTAGATGAAGCAAGGATGAATTCAGAACCTAGATACAGAGAAGCCTATGTTGCATTGCGTAGACAAAACATAAACTTGTCAAGAGATTCTGTAACCAATAAACAGGTTGAAGAATTTATGACAAAACGTCAAAGATAACATAATGTTGTCTTTGGAGATAAACAATAAATTATAAAGGAGACCAGAAATGGCAACATCAAGTAGTGGAATTAATGATTTATTTACAGCCGTAACAGCAGACTTAGTAGACTTTTATGCAGACGCAGTCTTGCTACCAAACCCGGCTTTAATCAGTAATTCAATAAACATCGAGGAAGGATCAGGTAATTCTGTAAACTTTCCATTAACAGATGCATGGACAACAGGTGCTTCAGCAATCGCTGAATCCGCCAACGTTGTATCAGCATCAGACCAGTCCTTTGCAACTTCTGTAGCATCAGCAACAGCAGTAAAAAGAGGAGCAGGAACACAGGTTTCAGAAGAAGCCTTAGAAGACGGACAATTCGACGTTGTTAGAAATGCAGTAACAACAAGACTTTCAAACTCAGTAGCACAAGCAACTGACGAAGCAGGTTTTAAAGTTATGCTTAACAACACAGAAACTGCACCAACTAATGGATCAACATTAGACGGTTCAGGAACAACAGTTGTCCTACTTAACCAAGCAACAATTAACGGTGGATCAACAGGTGCACTAGACGTTAACGTTGTATTTTCACCAGAAGCAATGGGTTACATGTCTAAAAGAGACATTAGTCTTAAAATGGAAGAAGACGTTAAACATGACCAGTATATTATGACTGGAACTGTAAGAAACGGATTCACACACCTAAGACAAAAATTCATTAAAGCAGTTGGTTCTTTAACAGGTTCATATGTAGCCGCTAACAACGTCAACCTAGTTGACTTTGCAGAAGCAGTTGCAAGACTTAGAGCGGAAAATGCCCCAGCAGACCTTAACGGGTTCTACTATGCAGGTATTACACCTCAAGTTGAATTCTTACTTGCTAATGAATTAAACGGCGCAGGTTCTACAGGAACTTCAACTATTGGATCACTAAGTGACATTGGTAACAGAGCTCTTTTAGACGCTGTTATTAGTGAAGCAGTTGGTATCAGATGGTTAAGAACTAATAACCTAGTAACTAACATGGCTAACACCATATAAGTTAGGGAGATAACATGGCATTTCAGAGAGATGGATCAAATAATGTATTGGCTTTTGCAGAAGCAGAAGACATACGAAACTTGGATCAAAGATTGTTTGAAGCGAATGAGATTTCATTTGCTAACTCTGGAACTGCGGCAACAACTTTAGAAGAATACCTTGACATATTATGTCAACGTGCAACTGACAGAATTACTACAAAGATGCAGGCTAGTCCCGAGTGGGCTACTTACACTAGCAGTAAGAATGTCAGTAGCACATCAATTTTGCCGGCTGTCAATAAGAATTTAATTATTGGCAACTTGCAAGATTGGACAGACTTATGTGTAAGTTATGTTTTCAAAGAATACTTGTTACCAAAAGTAGCAGACTTTGGAAACCCAGAAAGTTCAGAAGTTATGAAAATTAACTTCTATGATACCAAGTTTAATAACTTGTTTTCAGAGAAACTTGCAGTAATTGTGTGGTATGATGTAGATGCAGATGCAACTATAACATCCGCTGATGAACTGGTCAACTTCAGAAAAAACCGTAGGACTCGTGGCAAACGATTTATAACAAGGGTCAGATAATATGAGTGTAATCAGGGACAGTTTAATAACACAACTTACCACAAACTTATCTAGCAGTAATGTTAGTGTAAGTTCAGAACTTCCGTTCGAAAGTGGTGGGGACACGTTATATGACAAGAACATGAAAACACTTTATGTTGATGAAGAGCAAATTTCACAAGATACTTTATATGAAGTATTGGACAGGAATAACCTTAACACCAACACATCTACACTTAACGCATTCGTCACCCTCGATGCCAAAACCCAATTAAGTGATATCAACAGTATAATCAGTAATGTGTTAAATGCAAAGTCTGTGATTACCAACACTATAACTAGTGAAAGTGATTATGAATCAGACATTGACTTAGACAAGATTACATATACTTTTGAGTTTCGCTTTGAAAAAACTGTTTAATATAGGAGAACAACATGGCAGTAATTAATGTAACAGCCGGTCTTCAAGCAACATTAAACCTAGGAACTACAGAAGCAATGAGCCTCCCAGGAGGCACAGATGTTTTAGCAGTTCCCCTTATGCAAGACGTAACTGTAAATGCATCAACAGGCACAACTCGATACTCAGTATTGAGTAGTCCAGCCTCCAGTGCATTCACAACAACTAATGAAAATAGTGTTTCTATCAACATGTTGGTAGATGGTGCTACTTTCTTTGGAGATGGTTCCGCAACGAACTCTATCCAGAATAAAGGATTATTAGAAACATCAAGTGATAAAACAGAGATCTTTTGGTCTGTGGCTTTCAATGAAGGTAATTCAACTGGTGAATATTACGTTAAAGGCAAAGGTTTCTTAACAGGGTTAACTCCAACTGCATCTATGGATGCCGCTGTATGGGTTAGTCCAATGGAAATCGTGGTTAATGGTGAGATTACAAAAGTAGTCGTTTAAATACCGTAAACAACATATACAAGTTAGGCTCCCTCACATAACGTGGGGGAGTTTACACTTTAACAAAGGAAACAAATATGCAAGATATAAAAGCAAAACTACAAACAATTCTAGACAATGGTCATGATGGCGATACAGTCTATATATACGGTGAAAAGTATAATACTGCTGAACTTGCCAAAGAGCACGGAATTGATTTACCTAAAGCCAAGAAGGCTAAGAAACAGGTAAATAAAACTGAAGATATACAGGAACAAAGACATGCAGATATGGGAGAGACATTCGACCAAGGCGATACTAAAGAGTCTTGAAGGCGAAGTAGCAAAAGCACATAACGAAATACGTTGTGCTGAAAAAGATTTAAACAAAGCACAAGGCAGACTACAGTTTGCACTTAGTGGAATAAAACATTTAACTGAAGGTAGAGAATACCTTAAAGTTGAAAATAATAAAGATATAAAGGAATAAGATATGAAGAATTTATCAGAATTAGCAGGCAAACCTGAACTAACATCAATCATTATAGACGACAAAGACATCGTAGAGAAATACGGTGAGGAACTACAGTTCTACGTTTATGACAAACTACCAATTAGCACATACACTAAACTAGCAAGCCTTGACACAAAGGACGCTGGACAATTATATATGACTGTTAAAGACTTAGTATTGGATGACAAAGGTATACCTGTAGTAGATGACGAAAAAACATTGCCAATGGACATTATGAACGCGGCTATCATGAAGGTTACAGAAAGCCTGGGAAAATAAGTCAGGTAGACAATACCCTTGACCCTAGAATTCATAATTTAGTATTAATGGTAGATGCAATAGCAGAAACGTATCACGTTCTACCTAGTAAACTGCTAGAAGAAGGCAATACGTTAGATATACAAATATTTAACCATGTGCAAACGCACAAGTTAAGAGAACAAAAATTAAAGGCTGGTGAGGATATAACAGATACTTACCGACCAGAGGAACTAGAAGCATTATGGCAAGAACGAACGCAACGTTAAATGCAAGAGCATTTAAAAGAGACCTGAAAAAACTGGATAAGTTTGTTTATGGGCGTTTTGCCAAGAGCATTTTACAAGAATTTAAAAGAGAAACACCACGTGGAGATACTGGTGTTGCAAAACGTAATGTTAAAGTAAAAGCATCTAGAAGTAAAAAACAAATAGCAGTTATAACCAGTTATGGTTATGCTGATGTATTAGATGAAGGATTGTATCCTAATCCACCAAAAGGCGGAACTGGCAAAACAATTGGAGGATACAGCACTCAAGCACCAAAGGGTATGAGTGAACCTACACTAAAAGAAGCAAGAAAAGATTTTAATAATTTCGTGAGGAAACTATAATGGCGGCACCAATCGCAACAAGACTAATATTAAATACTAAATCATTTACCAAAGGACTAGGCACAGCAACTAGAGGACTAGGAATGCTTGGCGGAGCATTAGGTAAAGTGGGAGGCATAATTGCCAAATTTGGACTGGCATTAGTAGCCGCAACAGCAGGTTTAGCCGCTATAGTAATGCGTAGTGCAAACTATATAGATAGACTGGGCAAAGTATCAAAAGTAACTGGTGTTGCAACAGACACCTTACAGAAGTTTGGGTTTGCGGCAGAACAAGCCGGTGTTACATCAGACAATGCCGCGTTGGCAATGAGACGTTTCTCACGTAGATTAGGTGAAGCACAAAAAGGAACAGGTGAACTATTACCAGCATTAAGACGTTTAGGTATTGATGTTAAAGACAGTAGTGGACAATTTAAAAGTGCAGAACAAATATTATTTGAATTTGCAGATGGTATTCAAAACACAGAAGGCGCATCAGCCAAATTGGCTTTGGCGTTTAAGGCGTTTGACTCCGAGGGTGCAGAATTAGTAGGAACACTTGAAGAAGGATCAGAAGGCCTTAAGGATTTCTTTAAAAGAGCAGAAGCACTAGGCATAGTATTAGACACTAAAACTATTGAAGGTGTAGAAGACTTCAATGACAGTCTTAATGAACTACAACGTTTATTAGGTGGTGTTGTTAATAGAATGGTTGGGGCATTAGCACCAGCACTAGATACTGTTGTTAAAAACATGACAACATTTATTATTGAAACAGCAGAAGCACACGGTGGCTTCGAAGAATTTGGTAAGTTCTTAAAAGACAAGTTCTTAACTGCATTACAATTATTAGGACGAGGTTTCTTTCAATTATCTAGAATTATTGTCGCTGTGTTTAACGCAATCCTTACTGGATTAAGTCAATTAGGTATCATTAATGAAATACAAGGAATAGACAAAGAAATAGCAGACCTTAAAGAACAATCAAACAAAAGCGGATGGTGGAGTAGATTTAACTTTGCTACAGGTGAAGCCGCACAAATACTTAAAGATGAATTTGGAACTGCTTTCTTACTCACAGACGAAAACATTGAAAGAGCAATTAAGGCATTAGAAGAAGGAAAGAAGAGAATGAAAGAGGGCGGTGCTATTAGTATAGATCCTATAGCAATGCCATCAGAAGAAACATTCCAAGCATACTTTGATTTCTTAGAATCATTTAAAGAAAAAACAAACCAAGCAGGTGAGAATATAACTGAAACTATTGTTACTGCAACCAAAACTCAACAAAACGGTTTTGAAAAGATGCTAGATTCAATATTTGGTGTTGAAAGAATGGACAAGTTTTATCAAGCAAGTGAAAAACATGCTGAAAAGGCTGTTTCTAATATTGCCGAATTTATAACAGTATCATTTGAAATGTTAGGCAAAACACTTGGTGAATTCTTTGAAAGTGTAAGAGAAAAACTAGCCGCAAGTGGTGTAGGTGACTTTATGAAAACATTAGAAGATGGCTTTGTTAAAGCAGGACAACTATTAGAAGATGCACTTACTGATGCAGTATTAACAGGTAAAGCCAGTTTTAGTGACCTAGCAGACCATATTAAGAAAGTGTTAGCCAAAGCACTTATACAAAAGTTTATCACAGGACCAATACTAGGACTTATGGGACTAGCAGACGGTGGACCAGCAAAAGCAGGAACTCCATATGTTGTTGGTGAAGAAGGACCAGAACTATTTGTTCCAAATCAAAGCGGAACAGTTATACCAAATGACGAAATGGCAAGTGGTGGTAGCGGAATGGGTGGACAAACAAATGTTACATACAATATTACGTCAACTTCCGCCGAATCTTTCAAGCAATTAGTTGCTAGGGATCCCGAGTTCATATTTAACGTTACCCAAGCAGGCGCTAGGAGGCAACCAGCATAATGAGTTTACAAACAATAATAGATAACGCAACATACATTGATATCAACAAAGGTAAAGTTGCCGCTCAATCAGTAAGTAGAAGTGGAGTAATCCTAACTGCCGAAAGAGCAACAAACGTGCCATACAGATTCAAAGTAGGTATGCATAGCGGATTACAATACAGCACTAACAGAGGATTGTTAGAAGATATTGATGCATTGGACATAACAGAAGAAACCACAATTGATATTGGTGATACAAACAGCGGACTAAGTTATCTTACAGCATATCAAGGTGGTATAACAAGTGGCACACTAACATTAGTAAGTGTAAGTGGTAGCACAATAACAGTAAATGCAAGTGGTGTTGGTGGCAGTGGCACATTGTTTAAGAAAGGAGACTTCTTACAACCATTAGTAAGCAGTTATAGATATCCTTATCAAGTAACAGCAGATGTTAGTTTTAGCACAGGCAGTAGTGTAGCAATACCAGTTCACAGACCAGTTATAAGCCAAGACGGTGTTACATTGTCTAGTGGCAACATAGCAACTGGTAAAGATGTTCACTTCAAAGTTAAATTAACAAAACGACCAGGATACAGAGTAGTCCCACATGATAGAATACAGTTTCAAAGTGCATTTGAAATGGTCGAAATAATCACAACATAAGGACACAACATGGCAACAAGTATACCTCCAGTTACCGGCACAAACAATATAAAACATGCAATGTTGGTTGACCTTACATTGGGTGCAACAACGTATTATATAAGTGGTGCATACAAACCAATTACATATGATTCAAACACCTACACAGAGTTAGGCAGTTTCTTAGGTGTCAGTGAAATACCTGAAGACATAAGAACAACAAATGGTGACATACAACTTAGTTTAACAGGCATACCTAGTGACCAAGACTATATGGGCATAATATTAAGCACCGCAATTAAAGGTGGTGTAGTTAAAATACACAGAGCATTCTTTAATGATGATTATAGTGTAGATGCCGCAAATGTGTTTCAACGTTACAATGGCATTATAACTAATTACAGCATCAGTGAAGACTACAACTTTATTGAAGGCAAGAATACTAATAGTGTTGCAGTTAGTTGTGCAAGTGTTAACACCATATTAGAAAACAAAGTAGCAGGACAAAGAACTAACTTGACAGATAGACAAAAATACTTTCCAACAGATAACACTTTTGACAGAGTAACAGACTTACACAATGTATCATTTGACTTTGGTAAAGAATATAGTGCTAGTTCTGGTTATGGTGGTGGCTACGGTGGAGGCTACGGAGGAATCGGCGGAGGCGGATTTGACTTTGGTGGCGGCATGGCTGGATACAGAATAAGATAATGATTAGACGAGCAACCATACAAGACTATGACAGCATAATGGAAATGATGATTAACTTTGCCAACAGTTCACCATATAATGCATTACACAATCCAGAATACAATGATATGTATATTAGAAGATTGTTGGATAGTTTTGGAAAAGAAGGTTGCATACTGTTAGGTGAAAAGAACAATCAAGTAGTAAGCATGTTGATAGCACAAATACAAACAGATGCATGGTTACCAGAAATAAAAACAATGAAAGAAGTTGCGTGGTGGGTTGAACCAGAACACAGAATGTCATCATTGGGTTATAGATTACTAAAAGAATATGTGAAAATAGGTAAAACTCTAGTAGAAAAAGAAATAATAGAAGGTTTTACACTCACAAACATGGAGATATCGCCAGACTTTGATTTAGAAAAACGAGGTTGGCGACCTATAGAAACAAATTATATATATGAGGGTGTGTAGATGGCAGTATTTACAGCAATAGCAACAGCAATCGTAGGAGCAATCGGTATAAGCGGTATAGCGGCTACTATTGCCACAAGTATTATTAGTGCTGGTTTAGCCTTAGGAACAGCAAAAGCATTAGGGGTAATGGAACCACCTAAGCAACAGGAAACAAAAGATCCAGGTGTTAAGATACAGTTACCACCAAGCACAGACAACAGAGTTCCTGTGTTTTATGGACAAAGTTTTACTGGTGCAATCATTGTGGATGCAGAAATTAAAAACCAAAACAACACCATGGTGTATTGTATGGTTATTGGTGAGAAAACAGATAGTGGCACAATCACTATCAATGACATTTACAGAGATGATGCAAAGTTAATCTTTAGTGGAGCAACAGTTACTGGAGCAACAGATCCAAATGCTACTACATCTAATCAAATTAATGGTAAGATACGTTGTAGAGTATATGCAGGCGGAACAGCGGCAAGTGACCAAGTGTTTCCTACAACTGGTGCAGTAGCGGCTACCACATTAATGACCACAATTGATGCAGGCACAAGTTATGCAAACTTAGTTTATTCAGTTATTGAAATGGATTATGATGCTGAAAACGGATTGCAAGGCTTAGGTGCTATTACATATGATATCAATAACAGTTTAAATGAGCCGTCAAACGTGCTTTTAGACTACTTACAAAACGATAGATATGGTGCTGGTATCAGTAGTGCTGATATTGATTTAACCTCGTTTAACGACCTCTACGACTATTCTACGGCTAATGTTGAATACAGAACAGCCACTGGTAATATTGTAGCAGGACATCCTAGATGGCAAATTGATGGTATGTGTTCAACCTACCAACCAGTAAAAAGAAACATTAATGAAATATGTAGAAGTTGTGCGGCATACTTTGCTTACGATCCTAAACAAGGTAAGTTTAAAGTTGTGTCAAACAGAGCGGCTACCACCGCAGAAAAGAATGCGGCTTATGTGTTCAATGATGACAACATAACCAGTTCAATTGATATTACGTCAACAGAATTATTCAGTTTATACAACAGTATTGATGCTGAATATCCTAGTGTTGACAAAAAAGACCAAACACAAACTATAGTAATAAGCACACCAAGTGGTGATAGAAACAACAATGAGCCAGACAATCCACTAGACACTAGATTTAACTTAGTTAATGATAGAAGTAGAGTGGGTAACTTAGCAAACATTGACCTTAACCAAAGTAGAACAAGCACAGTTATAAACTTTACAGCAGACTACAGTTCAATTGTTAATGATGTAGGTGATGTTGTTAAAGTTACAAGCAGTCAATACGGATATACAAACAAATTGTTTAGAGTTATGCGTGTTACAGAAGTAGAAACAGCAGATGCTATGTTAGGTGCTAAGTTTACTTGTATTGAATATGACGACAGTATATATGCTCACACCGTATTGCAAAGTGATGGTGCAGTAGGAGTAAGTGGTATACCTGGATGGTGGACAGGTATTTGGGGAGGCACCGCTAGTATTCCTGTTATAGGTAATATTGTAGTTACAGATCCTGCTAATGCTACAGCAAATATTGTAGACCCAGGTAATGGTAATGTAATTGGCTCACCAATAGATTACACCGCTATTGATTGGCCTAACGTTATAATTGGAGGTGAAGGTGGACAAGGTGGTATTACAACTACGCCTGAAACACCATTAGCATTACTTCCAGTCCAAATTCCAGATATTCCAGGACTAGATGAATTAGAATTTGAAGTATCAACTGAAACAGGAACAGGTTCACCAAAACAAAAAATACTTAATAAATTTAAAATTCAAAACCCATTAGGCGGTAGTTGGAGTCCTTCAGAAATTCCTTTTATTGCATTACCTTTGCCAGAAAATCCTACTTCAGAAAAAGCCGATGGCACAGCATTACCAAATTTACCTAATGTAAAAGATCCTAAGTATAACATAAAAGTATTTGGACACGGTATTGGTGAAATGGGTAAATTTACTACTTTGCCATCAATAACAGTTCCAGAAATTGTGTTAGACAATAAAGGTGGTATTCCAGGAGCATCATTAGCCAGTCAGGCAGTAGGATTTAGTGTTGACGAAGCACCTGCACAGGTTCCAATGCCATTTGCAGATGATTTAGTTTATACTACAACAGGAGCATTTACAGGAAACACTTTGACATTTAATGAGGAAGGATATCCAAATTTAATTGTAGGTGGTATATTAAGTGGAACTGGAATTACTTCAGTTACTGTGATAACAGCAGTTACTGGTAACAGCAGTATTACTACAAATTTAAATGTTAATGTAGCCAGCGGTGCAAGTATAACTGTAAACAATAGAAATGCTACTGCATTAGGAAATTCAGGAAGTTTTATTGTTCCAGCAACTGTATCACCATTAGGTGGAGCAGACTTAGGAAAATATGGTTTAAAAAGCGACTTTCAACCATTCGGAACATTACCAGGCGGAGGAGCAGACTTAGGTTTTGCATTATTTAATACTGTTGATTACACAGAAGTTGATGAAACAACTAATGAGCCAACAGGAACTACAATTCAAGATGCACAATCAACTAGTGGAATAGGTGCAACATTTGACCAATTACCACCAGCAGTAGTTGAAAATGATACTCTTGAAATAAGTGAAGCAAGAGGATTAGCGGCGGCTATAGCGGCAGGAATTACTACAACTGGTAAGAAGTATATACCAAGCCAAGTAACATCACAGCCTAGTGCAAATAGCACATTGTATCCAAACACCGCTGGTAAACCTAATTTTACATTAGAAAGATTACGAGCAGGTGACAGTTTAAGGGATCTATTTTAAATGAGTAATTCAACATACATATTTTATAATTCAGTTACAGGAACAATACATGCTAAACGTGTTATGAATCCAAAACAAGCACAAGAAAACTGCAAAAGAAATCCTCGATTTAACATGTCTTGTGGTTTAGAAAGTGAATTAGGTTTTGTTTTAAATATGCAAAATAATTACGTGGATGTAAACGTTGATCCACCAATAGTAAAAATGAGAGCACCTGTGCCAGAAGATTATGTAGCAAAGCATAGAGCAGAAAGAAATACAAAATTAAAAGCAACAGATTGGACACAAGGTGCAGATAGCCCACTAAGTGATGCAAAAAAATTGGAATGGCAAACATATAGACAAGCATTAAGAGACGTAACGTTTGAAAAATATATGACTTGGCCAAGTCCACCACAATAAAGATATATAGGAGAAAGATATGGAATTTAGTTTACAAGGTTTAATTTTACAAATGTGGGATGCCGATGGTAATTACAAAGGCCCTACAAATAGAGTGCTAGTGTTCAATGGCTTACCATACAATATAGATGATTATGCCGCAGAACATGGCTTTACATTGCCAGATTCTTAAGATTACGATAAATACAAGCATAACAAATTAAACAGCCTGTAGAGAATACTTTATAGGTTATTTCCAATAGGAGAGAAGCATGTCAGGAAGAACCTTATCGTTCAAAAACTATCTAAAGGGCAGTGATAACGTCCAAATGATAGAAATGTTGCCAGAACATCAAAGAACATTCACATACAATTACGGCACAGATATTACAAATTATAATTTTACTGCAAACTATTCAACACTGGTTGTAGATAGTTTAACATACAATGTAAATACAGGTGAACCTAACTTTGCTACCTCAAATGTTATTGGATATCTAGGAGCAACCTCCACAGCAATAGCCGCCGGTAATATTAATAAAACAAATGCCGCCGCAGGACTAGTTGATTTTACCATTCCTAAAAACAGGTATACAGGTTTTATATATCCTGATGCTAGAACTAATGTTGTTATTAGTATTGTAGAATTTACATGGGAAAATACTAATCCTACAGTTAATGTTTTTGACAGTCATAGATGGGCAATTATAGAACGTTATACACCAGATGTAACAGCAGGCGATCCTACTTCAGCAAACAACTCACCAACATTTAACAATATTGTAGGAGTTTAACATGGCTAATATTATAGTCTCAGTTGCTCAAAGCAATGTCACAGTGGATGAAGCAAACAGTAATGTTGCTGTAACTACCACATTAAGTAATGTAGTAGTTGGTGATAGTTTAACGGTATCAAATACACTAATTAGAGCCGCGTTAAGTGTAACAGATGCAGGTGGTGATGGTTCATTAGCATATAATAACACATCAGGTGTATTCACATACACTGGGCCAAGTGCCTCAGAAGTAAGAAGTCACTTTAGTGCAACAAGCCCTATAACATTAAGTAGTGGTGTAATTGGCATTAATTCAAGTGCTTTATTTACAGGCAAGACAACAGATGATTTAACACAAGGCTCTACTAACAAATACTTTACAACATCAGGTGCCACAGTAAACACTACTGCTTTACCAGAAGGCACAAATTTATATTATACAGATGCTAGAAGCAGAGCGGCAATCAGTGCCACATCACCATTAAGTTATAATAGCTCAACTGGTGTTCTCAGTATCACAGAAGTTGGTGATATATCAGAAGTTATTGCCGGAGCAGGTTTAACTGGCGGCGGTTCAAGTGGTGCAGTAACATTAGATGCTGTAGGCGGATACGGTATAACTGTAAATGCTAATGATATTGAACTTACTAACGCAGAAGTTCAAGCACAGGCAAATATTGCAATAGGCAACAACACAACCGACAACCTCACAGAAGGTTCAACTAATTTATACTTTACTAATGCTAGGTCAAATACTGCTATAGCGGCATATACTGGTGCTATGACAAATATGACCGGAGCCTTTACAACAACAGGTAATATTACTGGTGGAAATTTATCTACAGGTGGAACACTTGCAGTAAGTAATGGTGCAAGTATAACGGGTAATTTGAATGTTACCGGAAACATTAATTCAGAAACTGTAACAGACTTGTTTGTTGAAGATAGAAACATTACATTACAGTTTGGACAAGTTGGAACACCAAGTGCAAACAGTCAAATCTTTATTGACAGAGGTGATGAAACAGACACTTACATTAAATGGGATGAAACTGGAGATGTTTGGAAATTTACTAATGATGGTAGCACAGAATATAAAATAGCGGCTAGCACTAGTGACCTAGCAGAAGGCACAAATTTATATTATACAAACGCAAGAGCAGATGCAAGAGTTAACTTACAAACAGGAACAAACTTAGACCTAAGTTCAAAGTCAACAAGTGACCTATCAGAAGGCACAAACTTATACTTTACTGGTGCAAGGGCTAGAGGCAACATAAGTGTTGGAACTCCAGCAAGTGCAAGTAGTGGAGGTGCATTAGCATACGATAGCGGAACTGGTGTATTTACATTTACTCCAGCAGACACTCAAACAGATTCAGAAGTAAGAGCATTACTAAGCACAACTACAGCAGGTGCAAGTGGTGGTGGAAGTTTAGCATATGACAACAGTTCGGGTGTATTTACTTTTGCCCCAGCAGATGATACTGCCGGCGTAATTGCAATCACAGATGATACTTCAACAGATGCCTCACATTTTGTAACACTAAGTCCAACTGCTAGTGGTGATAATGCGTTAGAAGTAAGTTCAACTAAATTATCATTTAATCCTAGTTCAGGAGTATTACAAACAGACCACATAAGCAGTGATAGTGGTCAACCTTTACAACTTAAAGGACAAACAAACGGTCTTAAATTAGACAAAACTATTAGTAGTGCAGATGCTAGAATAGTAGATTTTGACACAACTGGATACGGGTTACAAAGTGCAGATTTTCACACAGGCGCTATTGTATCAGACAATGTTCCTGGATTCTTATTACATGCATCTGCGGCTAGTGGTCAAAACACAATGACTGTGACTAATCTAATAGGTAATGCCGCATTATGGGCAGGTAAACAAACAAGTGCTACAAATTATTTTACTGCTTTTGTTTTATCAAACTTTGGAACAGGAAATGTTTTAGACGCCACGTTTGCTGGCGCAATAGGAAGACAGGTTGCAGACTTCCAAGATAAGGGTTGGATATGGTTTGATAGCACAACAGGTTCAACTATTGGTGTTTTACCTCCAACTGCTCACGTTACAGGAATAAGTGGTAATGTAATTACATTCAGTGAAAACTTTACAACAGCAGTTAATTTAAGTGGAAATGGATATAATGGTATACTATTCCCAGGTGCATTTAGTAGCACACAAGAAATTGGAATGGCTATAACAGGTGATACTACTAATGCTTCAATACCATTTAGTGCAACTACACCTAGATTGAATACATATACATTACCAGAAACATTAGCAAACGTAACTCTAGATAGAGTAAGTTACGGTGCTACAACAGTAGACCTTGCAAACGTTGTGTTAAGACATAGTGCAGAAGCAACTGTAGGAACAACAAGTGCTATAAAAACAGATAGAGCAATTCTTATTGGTGCAAACACAACACCTGATTTATTAAGTGTAGGAACAGCAGACATTTTACCAGCAACAAGCACATTAGGTATTACAATAGAACAAGATGGATTAACAGACTTTGGTGGCGTAAGTGATAAACCTCAAATGAAGTTTATGATGAACAACTACAAAACTAATAGTTTAGGTAGTGAAACAACATACCCAGCATGGAGTGAGTTCTTAGGTGAAACAGGTAATGCTACATTAGATATGCCTTACTTAGGTGCACCAAACTTTAACTTTAAAATATTAGGTGGAACAAAAACAAATAAAGGTGCTACAGCGGCTGGTGATATTCCAGGTAGAATTACATGGAACACACTAACAGGCTCAACCACAGCTGGTGCAGACCAATTTAATCCACCAGCAAGTATTGTTACAAGAATTAATGATGCAACAGCAGGTAACGTTACCACAATGGCTAACGTGGATATGTATTTCCAAAGTTCATATCCTACATCATTTAGAAATGGAACAACAAATGCTACTGGTTCAATACCAAGAACATTCTTAGGTAGTGATGCAGGTAATACTGTTATTGCCGCTAAAACAGATGGTAAAATAACATTACGTCCAGTAAGAGATTATGGTGATGCAGGAACAGATACAAGTTATGTTGATAACAGACGGGCACATGAATTACATGAATATCATGAATTCTTAGGTGCTGGATTCTTAAGTAGCAAAACAGGAACACTGGTAGAGATACAATCTAAGTCAGGTGAAACTGGCGGTAGCAGTAACTTTAATTATGATTCAAAAGGCAATGCTACACTAAGAATAAGCACACATGAAGCCAACAATGCCGTTAAAGCACAATGGGATATTACTAATGAACAAAGCACAGGTAATTTAGTAATTGCTAAAGGCGGTGCAGACTTAATTGATATTACAGCCGATACTGCAATATTCACTCAAACAATTGGAAGTCCAGCGGCAACAGATACTGGTGCAGTAATTAATTTTGTAAAACCAACAATATTTGGTAGTCCTACTACAGCCATTACAGCAAACATAACAAACGATTTAACAAATGCTAAATTAGGTATAGTTCAAAAAATATATCACAATAATAGTTCAGAACCCACTTTCCCAGGCACATGGGTTAAATTAGGAGAAACAAGTTATGTCGGTAGTGTTAGAAATATTATATATTGCGAGTGGTGTGAGGGAACGAGAGTAGAATACTGGTATGTGCAGGAAGGCTAATCATGAGCAGTCGTTATAGAAGTTTAACATCTAATAGTGTTTCAGAAAGACTCTTTACTTTAAATATACAACCACAAACAGGTCCCGGGACTTCAACTAATAATCAAGCCAATATTGCATTTATAGGCACATCAGGACAAGATTTTACTGTTTTTTGGGAGGCAGGAGTCAGCAATACTTATACTCATACAGGTAGTGTGCTTAGAGTAACACATACTTACACTAATACAGATCCAAAAAGTATATCAGTTCAAGGTGCAATGGGTAAATTAGCAGATCCAAGTGTTGCTGGTAGTATACCACCAGACTATGCTTCAATAACATCATGGGGCAATGTTACTCTTATTGCAGATCAAAGTGGACTTGGAACTTATGCAAACTTAATTCAAGCAGGACAACCAGACGGATTATCACCACCTACTTCAAGTTATACAGATTGGCCTTTGCTTGTTGCAAACTCAAATTGCACTCAAATGTTTTCTGGTCAGAGTGCAGGGACCTTTGCACCTAGATTAGATACTGATCCTCTCCGATCAGCAGGATTCGGTTGGCCTTCATACATTACTGGAAATATTATAAACATGTCAAGTATGTTTAATAGTGCATTTGGCAAAAGTCAAACAGGAATAGGAAGTGTTAGCAAAAGGACTGCATCTTTAAATGGCTGGGACACCGGAAATGTTACCAACATGAATAGTTGTTTTGCCGGTTCTGGATATATAAATAAATTATCAAATTGGAATACTATAAATGTTACTGACATGGGTAGTATGTTTGCAAATATACGCCCAGACGAAATCGTTGCAACAGATGCCTTATTTGTAACTAGTTCTACTCAACAAATAGGTGATGTAGGCATTGACCAATGGAACGTTAGTAATGTTGCAAATATGAGTCTAATGTTTGAAAATACTAGCGGAAATTTAGGAAATTTATCACAATGGAATACTCAAAGTGTTACAAATTTATCAGGCACGTTTTCTAAAAGTAATGTTGAACCTTTTGTTGCATGGAATACAGGCAATGTAACTACTCTTAGCGATACATTTTTTGGCGCTGAGGGTAATATAGATTGTAGTGGTTGGAATACTATAAATGTTACAAACATGTCAAAAACATTTGGAACAAACTTTGGTTATGTGTTCCCTTTAGGTGCTTTTGTTAATAAGTCCAAAGTAAAAAGAGATTTGTCGGGTTGGAATGTAAGCAATGTAACTAATATGGCTAATATTATGAATGGATATAATGGTGATCCACAAATTGATAGTTGGGACGTTAGTAGTGTAACAGATATGAGTTATGCCTTTGGTGCGGCTTATTTGAGAACAAGTGATCCAGGTGGTAATCCTATAAATGCAGATTATAATAGTAGTATAACAATGGATCCAAGTGGATGGGTAACAAACAGTTTAACCACCGCTCAAAACACATTTAGCGGTAGCACACTTAATAGTAATCTAGGAGCATGGAATTTAAGTTCAATAACAACTATGGCAAATATGCTTGATGATAGTGCTATGAGCACAGAAAATTACAGCAAAACACTAATTGGTTGGGCAAATTTTGTAAGTAATGCTGGTGGTTCACCGTCAAGCATAACATTAGGAGCCGCAAATGTTACATACAATAACACAACTTATACAGGCTCACCATACAATGATGCAGTAGCCGCCAGAGCATATTTAGTAAGCTCAGGAGGTTCAAACCCAGGTTGGACAATTACAGATGGTGGACAAGCATAAAAATAACAAACAAATAACGATATAGGATACAACAACGGAGAATATGAATGGCTTACATGAAAACAAAAAAGAAGAAAAAGAAAAAGAACAGAGGAACAAAGAAGTAGATTGGGGTGCTTACTTTGACAGAATTGCCAAAGTATGTCCTTGGTCAAGGCAGTATTATATGCAGGATAAAATCCTCCATGCTAAAGTTGGTAAACCAGGAACGGAACTAACTTTTGTTGCTGGCTTTTGTGCTAGTGAGCACGAAGCATTGTTATTAGAATACAATGAAGGAACTAGTATTGATACATTGTTATCAGTAGTAGAAAAAATAGAAAGTAAGTATTTGCACTTAGCGGCATTTTGGAGTCATCCAGATGAGAAGGATTTGAAC